CGCAGTCGCCCTGGCTTCCATTAGGGTCAACTTCGGTGTTTTTTGGTGGGACACCATGATTATTACAATATTTGGCACTTGTAAATCCTTCATATTGACATTTGTCTCCTCCATAACCAGGTTTGCAATCACAAAATCCGAACTTGAAAGGGTCTGTGGAGTTTTGAACATATGTACTTCCATTTTTACACCCTGGATCTATTGATTTAACACACGGGGATTCTTTCGTGCCACTATAAATAACTTGAGGACTTTTTTTATTATACGCATCGCTCCACGGGCGAAATCTCTCCGGAATAAATGTTAAATTACCGTCGGCGTCCTTAAATACATTTCCTTTAGGATTACCTAACAGATTATTTATATCTATTGGAAATCCATGCCTTCCATTGTTGGTAGATCCTTTATTTTGACAACCCCATCCAAATAAAGGGGCAGCAGCTGTTTCGCCGTCGCTGTCTATAAATACATATTCCACATTCTTGTTGTCCACTCCGAATTCGGGCATTGTTAGGCTATTGAGTGTGTGTTCATATATATACTCATCTTTGTCCAGAGAATTACACGTCCAATATCTTTCTTGCCCAGCTGTTCCTGTACAATGTGGTTCAGTTAGATCATGGTCGGCTGTACAAGTGATTTGTTCCGCAGCGCCGCATAATTCAGGCTGATCGTCTTTGGATATACAATCGGGTATTTGAAATGATGAATGACGGTTACAAGAAGGCCTAGTTTGGCCGTCCGGGCAGTCTGGTGGTTCAGTAGTAGGACAAGCATAATTACAGCGCCAATGCCCCCCGCCCTGTCCGTCGCATGTGACAGGAGTTTCAAAATTAAGGTTGTCAAATTCCGTGCAAAATGATTTAACATCCGGATATTCTCCACAACCTGACGGTGGTTCAACACACGACCAATTTCCACCTGAATCACAAACAGCTATTGACTGGTCGCCGCTGTTTTTTTTGCAATTGTTATTTTTTTCCGTTTTTTGTTCCGTTGTTATTGCACAAGGGTGTGTGCTATCGATACATGACCAATAATATCCAGTGGAGGCATCACATACTGAAACTTCATCACCAGCACAAGGAGTTTGATCAGCCGGGGCTACATCATGCGGGACACACTTTGGATCTCCTGTACATGTCCATGTATAGTTTGTATTTGAGCTACATTCTGCAGTTTCCCATGGTTCAGCGCATACAAAATCACCTTGTTCTGGGCATTTATTTTTTTTAAACACGAAAAAATAAAGTAAAAGTCCTAGAACTACAAGAAAAAAAAATATTCCTAATCCAATTTTTGTTTTACTGTTGCTGGGCAATGGCGATGAGTTCGAAGCTGAGTTTAGCGGCATCTTTTAAATTAAATAAAATAAAATAAATGTCGTGTGTTTTTTTTAGTTAATTAATCTTTAAGATATACAACATTATGAGTTCCACCACCTAGTGTAGCTAATCTCTCTTCAGGTGTCGTTTCTTGATTAGAAACCACCCACCGTGTGTATTGATCGGTGCAAGAATCAGCTGAACACTTTCTTAGAATTCCTAAACATCCTAAATCACCTGTACATAACGCTTTGGCAGCAGTTAAAGAAGTTTCAGCCGGCGATGTCATAGTTCCTGGTCCACCTGTTGCATTTTGGGTCAACCCGGGAGAAAATCTTTTTGTTTGGTGTTCAGTGTATGTTACCGGACAGTCCCCACCAGTACATGATTGAATTAATTCGGTAGGGCACGCTTCTCTGTTTTCCACAGGTTGTGTTCTCGTTTGTTTACAATCACTATTACACCCTGACCATTGAGACACTACACAATCAACGTCTCCATCGTTAGAATAAGGACAGTCCCCACCAGTACATGATTGAATTAATTCGGTAGGGCACGCTTCTCTGTTTTCCGCAGGTTGTGTTCTCGTTTGTTTACAATTACTATTACACCCTGACCATTGAGACACTACACAATCAACGTCTGATGGAGCTCCTCCATCGTTAGAAGAATCAACGTCTGATGGAGCTCCTCCATCGTTAGAAGAAGGACAGGCCCCACCAGTACATGATTGACTTAATCCGGTGCACGCTTCTCCGCTTCCCACAGGTTGTGTTTCAATTGTTCTCGTTTGATTACAATTACTATCACACCCTGACCATTGAGACATTACACAATCAACGTTTGATGGAGCTCCTCCATCGTTAGAAGAAGGACAGTCCCCACCAGTACATGATTGACTTAATCCGGTGCACGCTTCTCCGCTTCCCACAGGTTGTGTTTCAATTGTTCTCGTTTGATTACAATTACTATCACACTCTGACCATTGAGACATTACACAATCAACGACCTCATCACATTGTCCATCTGTTAAATTATATCCCACAACACATTTACCCGGGACACATGTTTTAGTGTCATCTTCTTCGTCAACTTCGATTACGTATTCATCATCATCAGCGTTTTCTACTTTTTCATCATCTGTGGGTTCACATTCGTCTCCATCCTTTCTGTTATCTCGTATTACAAAATAAATTCCAACTACGATTACTATTAATAATATGATCCCACCACCAATTATAAGTGGCTGTTTACTTTTAAGTCCGTTATTCATATTTTTATATTAATTGTTGATATTTTTTTTTCTTGGATACAAATTACCACATTGAACCTTATAATTGAGTAGTTCGGTATATAACCATACCGGTCGCCGTTACAGTTTTTTTATAAACTTTTTTTTCACCATCTTTGTTTGTGTATTCAAACTCGTCCGCGTTGGCTTTTCGAGCTTTTTCTTTAGCCTTCATGAAATCATTCATCTTTTTTGGTTTCTTTTTTTCTGTTGTCATTCTTTTAATTAACACATACTTTTTTTTTAATCATTTTTCCCCACGAAATGTAAATTCTTCAAAATTTGTAACAGTAATTTTTTTGTTTATGTTTTCTCCTAAATAATTATTAAAAAAATAAAATTTATTTTAAATACAAGAACTAAATGATTTGTTCAATTTGTCTTGAGGATAATATAAATAAAGAAACCAAGTTAAAATGTGGGCATTGTTATCATTCTGAATGTATAGAAAAGTGGTTTGTTGAAAATGACACGTGTCCGTACTGTAGAGAACCACAAAATCCAACTGTTATATTTCATGATGATTGTAAGCCAGGTATAATCACAGAATATTTTGTTTCGCGTCTTATTTCAGTAATGATGTCTCTATCGGGTCCATGTAAAATTTTAGTCGATCCAGAAGGTTTAATCTCGATCGACTGACACAACTTCACATTCAGTTGCATTATCTGATTGTGGAAAGTTGATGACGAGAGCATTTTTGAGCCCAGTCAATTTTAAATAATTTTCTGCTTGTTTTTTCATAAGTGAATTTATTGTTTTTACGGCTTTTAGTTCTAAAATAATTTCATTATTTACAATTAAATCTGCACGAAGATTTCCAATTGTGTGATTTTTAAATACAATTGGAACAATTCGTTCAGTTTCATAGGGCACTCTATTTTTTCGAAGTATTACTTCCATTGCATTGTGATACACACGTTCGCTGTAACCAACACCAAGTTCTCCAAATACTTCATTGGCGAAATTTTTATACTGGGACGGCTCCATTATATGAATTAAGATTCCACCTTTTATCTATGTATAATGTTCGGTTCGTGTATCGTTTATAAATCGTGTGGAATACTGTATTTGTATATTCTCGGAGTTCTTCAAAAATTGTTAGTTTTTCCCGGATACGATCTTTGGCAGCATCTCCTCCACGAGTGAGTTGTGCCGTTTCTTGAACAAGCTGTCTCATCAAATCGCCGCCAGTATCCGTAATCATGGTCAAAATATTTCTCATATCTCTTATTTTTTCGTATTTCTTTTCTCTTTGTTGAATTATTTTCTTAAAATCCACTTCGGATAATTCATTCATCAAAAATTTGACTCGCAAATCGAGATTATTTGGATTGTTTTCCTCCCTAAAATTATATTGGAGTTCGTAATTTGTTATATGCGACAATTGTCTATGAATATCATGTATCATTACAGCTGACTCGGGTTGCACACCCAAACTCAAATGTCTTCCTCCATAAGTGTAAGGTTGACGACCAAATGCATCATTCATTTCATAAACTGTTGGCATACCACCACACGGGATATCACCGTGGTTTCTCCCGACGGCTCCACCTCGTTGTTGAAACTCATAGAAATGAGGATTGTGAATAACTCCTAATTCTATTTTACCTGTGTTCCAATTATAAGCCACGTGACAAGACGGACACCACATCTGGTTACACCCACTAATTTTGAAATGCAGAGTTCCACATTTGGGGCATGGTTTGGTATCTTTCTTGAGAAGTTCAACCGTTTTCACGGAATCTGGATTACATTCATGTTGTTCTTCTCCACCACCGTCGTTTTTTTTGATTTCGTTACATTTGGAACAAATGTTATTATCACACACTTCACATTTCCAGCGTGTGGTAAGAAAACCTTTGCAATCATCAACCGGGCATTTACGAACAAATTGTTTTTTTTCACTTGGACCTGCTTCATCGTTCGGTGCATAACCATTTCGTAAATTAACTACCCGAGTTCTTAAATCCTCACAGTAATGTCTTTGACGATCAAGTTCTGATTCTGCAGCTTCAAGAAGTTTTTGTACTTCTCTTGCTTCCCTCCGTCGAGCAACGTGAATCTGTGATTCCGGCAACAAACATTTTTCGCGTTGCAAAAGAATATTTTCGCGATGAAGTTTATATTCCTTATTTCTAAATATTTTCGTGCAAGATAAATCTACAAACTCGCGATTCCAAGTGCGTTTGCATCCCATACAATGGGCGTCATTAGATGACGTGAGTAAATATTGCTGAATACATGATCTACACGCAATAAAATCACAAAATGGACATTCAACCTTTTTGTGATTTTGTTTATTGAAAGTTTCGCAACAAATTTGGCAATCCATTTTTTTTTTCTTATCTTAATAAAGTTTTATTTTTTTAATTAACTTCAACTTTTTTCTGAGTCTTTGAAGTTGACTGTTCTACGGTCACACCAGAATTTTTAACAAAATTTTTAAGATGACTACTCTGTTTTCCCCGTTCTATTTTTTCATTTTCTAATTTTTTTAATGTTTTATTCATATTTTGAACTCTCGGTGTACCAACAATTTTTCCGGAATTTATTTTTTTCACATTATTATCAAATTGATGAACAGTGGATTTATAAGTTGTAGTTGCTTTTCTCAAACCATTTCTGTATTTTGTTAAATTATTAATTATATTTCTTTTATTATGTAATTTAGTTTGTAAAGTCTGAATTTCTAAAAGTAATTGAGCAGCAATTTTTTCATATTTATTTTTTCCGTTAAGAGCATTATTCCCATTGTTGGTTAGAACTGTAGATTTAGCAGGTATCATTTTGTCAATTATTAATTACTCTATATTTTCTTTTGAAGTCTCTCAAATTGAGAAATAAGCGCATTTACATTCGCTTTCATAGATCTTCTTCTTGCTACAAGTTCGTCTTGAGCTTTCTTATTTTTATTTGCTTCCTCTTGTAGTTTTTGTCTCGTGTTAACATTTTTAGCTTTATTAATTAATTTTTGAGCATTATTTTTTCTACCAATTGCACCTTTAATTTCGGTAATGTATCTATCCATATTTCTAATTTTGGGGCATCCACTTGATTTATTATTGGTTTCTACATCACAATCAGATAATTGCTTGTATGTTTTCTCGAGGTCTGGATGTCCAGCAAGAAGTTTACTAACTTCTGCTTTGAATTCAAGTTTAATATCCAATATAGATTTAGATAAAGTAACCACGTGTTTATGAAGACTATCAACAAGCTTTTGTCCAATAATTGTATTATCAAAGTTGGTTTTTTTAGCGCGGTTTAACATGCGTCCAGTATCTTTCCATAATTTCTTAGCTTTTCCCGCATATTTACCATCACCTCTTGGTTCTCCGTTTTGGTTTTGTTTCGCTGCGGGTGGCGGAGGGGGTGGTGGAGGAGTATTAAAAAATGTTGTAGCAATATTAGCAGCGATATTGGCTTGACGCGCGTTATTGTTAGCAGCATGGGCAGCATTTGTTGTTACATTTTTAGCATTGCCTGGTACATTTGGGTTACGCTGAACCTGGCGCTGAGCTTGTCGCGCTGCGGAAGCCGCGGTGGTGGCGGCGGTGGCGGCGGCGACGGTGGCGACGGTGGCCTGTCTGGCAGCCGCACCCTGTTTGGCAGCTGCCTGTTTGACAGCTTGTTGGGCATTCTTGTTGGCTTGAACAGCAACTCTGGCATTTTTTACTACCGCATTTACTTGTTTAGCTGCAGAGTCAGCATCGCGAATAATATTGTTTACAGATTTATTAGGATTAGCCATAATATTCTGTATAACGCGTTTAGCCGCATTGGGATTATTTTTTCTTAACTGTTTAAGACGAGGACCGTTTGGTCCACTCATTACATTACCAACCGTGCGCGCTTTTGCCATATTTTATATTTATACAATTAAATTATATTTTTTTTTGTAATCGTCGAAGTTCTTTCATCAGTTTATTTATCATTTCTCTTTCTTCTTTTGGTTTAGAATTATTGAGAGATTTGCGTTTTACTTTAATAGTAATTTGCATAGGGTCAGCGATTTTACGTTTTCTGAGTGCTTTCACTATGTTGCTTTTGACCGCTGGTGCACCAACTTTTTTCCCTATGGATTTCAGTTTTTTAGCTTTTGGAAGCTTCCTGAACAAAACTTTATAGTTTTGAACAGTAAGTGGTGAATTTTTGTTGAGGTAGTAATATTTACCGTTTACGTCATTTACTCGCATTTGATTTGTGTTATTTTTTAAAAGTGCGCGAACAATTGAGTCCATGTTTTTTTTATAAACTAAACAAAGAATTTAAATAAAGAACTCGGTTGTTAGTATAGTAAAGTAAAGTAAAATGATTACACGTTCCAAATTTTATCCAAATTCAGCTGCAAGCCGATCAGAAAAAGAGCACGCTCGCGCTACACTAAAAAAATCAGCAAATCCACAAAGTGTTCCTTTTTTTGTTGTAGATTTTGAATCGTTTAAAAATGGTGAAGATGTAGGAATTTATCAGATTGCATTTACTGGTTGTTATTGGTATGGACCGCGAATCCGAACTCGAGCCAATACAACATTTGTTATTGATGTTATTGATGTTAAGACACATGCTGAAGAAATGAATGTGAATAAAAAATGGAATGAACGTTTGATTTCTGGTCAGAACACTGCATACGAAAACGATATCCCGCATCTTACAATGACTTTACAAGACGCCATTAACATGCTGTTGGATTATGTTTTGTCTTACGGAAATGGAAATCTCATGTCTTTTTGTTATGAGCTTGATATGCAAATTGTTAAGAATACTGAGACATTTCTTAACAAGAAGAATGGAACAAGTCTAAATATTTTCGATGATCCTCGATGGCATTTACTCAACCATATTTGTATTCGTAGCATGTTGTCAAATGACTGCCCAAAATACATGAAATCTTTTTACAGTTTCGCGGAAAATTACAAACTGTTTACAAAAAATAATAATTATAAGACTCGTCTGGAGACACATAGTTGTTTTGCGCGTAACTCACTGGATTATAAACAAAACCACGACCCAATCAATGATATTTTTGACTCTGTTGTAGTATTGCAAAAGGCCGCAAAATTTGACGGATGTCCTATTTTGAACGACGACGACCATCTTGAAGAAGTAGTAAATGTTCCGTGTCTGAAAAAAGAAAGATCTATGTATTCTGCCCAACAAAGACTAAAATTGGCAGATGAATTGCAAGCGCAATATGAGAATGACAATGCTATTATACATGGCCTTTCAAAAACAGCGTGATTTTTTCATTTTCAGACATACTAAAATTAAAAATATTTACACCTGTTAAATTTAAAATTTTTTTGTTTTTGTAATTGTCATAATCCAACCGATTATTCAAAATCTGATTTAAAATAATTTCTAAATAAGTTTTCAAAGACGTAATTTTTTCATAATGTACAAATTTACTCTTTATTTGTAAAGACATTACATCTTCATGGTCTTTATTTAAAAAAGCCATACCAGGAGTTTCTTCTACCGTCCCTCCATCTAAATAAAGGAAATCACCAAATTTATATGCACAAAAGATAAATGGAACTGTCATTGACATGCATAGCGCTTCCGAAACTTTCATTTGTGGGTGTGAATCAACTGAAAAGTAGTCAGTTGTGGATTTATTTACACAATACGCAGTCACATGAAATTTTTTATTAGTTTTTTCAAATAATTCTTGAAAAGAAAAATCTTCACAATGAAAATCTATAAATGCTTTCATTTTATCGTGATTTACCAACCCAAAAGACGATAAAACATTCGTTAATTCTGGTTGAACTATTGATGGAATATCAACACTTAACAAAATGTTCAAGATTTCACCAATTGATTTACCTAAAACCAAAAATAACCCAATTAAAGAGCCTGCTGAAGATCCAGCAATTTCTTCTAAATTGTCAAGTTCTTTTTCAATTTTTTTAAGACCTCCTAAAATAGCAAATGCACCCATGGCACAGGGGCCTAATATGAGGAACTTCATAATCTTAATAATAACTAGGAAACTGCTTTCTAAGTAAGGCAAAAACGATGGCAAACACTAAAGCGTGCACTAAAGATGATAAAAGACTTGTCTGTCCAGAAAAGTACATCCCTTTCGAGCCTTGAGGTAAAGTCAATAACATACCTGGGCTGAGAAGAACAAACAGAATACCGGGAATGATTAAATCATTTTTGCTAATAACAATACCCATTGATTTAGCTACAAAATGGTATACTATCATAAATACCAAAGCGTGAAACAGAACAGACTTAAATGATGTCTGAAGCGTGTTAAATTTTGTCGTGTATGGGAACTGAACGATAATACCTGGGCTGAAGAGTGCGAATAAAGCAGCTGGAACTGCAATTTTTTCGGATGTGATATCAATCATTGTATTTATATATTATTACGTAGCATTTTTACTTGGAAGTTTTGATGAAAAGTTGTAAATTCCGGTGCAAAAATCATCAAAGTCACCTTCGTTAAAAATATCACGTTCGATACATGTATCTTTCAGGTATCCAACAATACCTTGCCACATATTAAATAGATCTGTGGAATGCCAAGTTTTCCATTCTTCATATTCCATGGGCTGATTGGGTAATGGATTCTCATCATAATCCTGATCATTATTATTATGATGAGAGCCGCTCTGGATCGCTTCGTTTTTGTAGTGTGACCAAACCATGATTCGACTGGGTTGTTATACTATATATACACCTGATTTTTTTAACTATCTTTTTTTGTATTAATTCCAGTAAGACTGATTATATTTGAATTTTTAATTTCTAAATTATCAATAATACAATTCATGGCTGTTTCTGTCTTAACTTCATCACCACCGAAATGTTTAAGAAGACCACTTTCTACTTTATCTTTTGTTAGCGCTTGTTTCTTTTTAGTTGACCTGAGGGACACTTTACCTTTTTTAAGATTTATATTATCAATTCCCTTTTCTGACATAAAGCTCATAATGTAAGTTTTCAATTCTTTCTCTTTCTGATTTAGAAGTTTCATATCTTTTCGTGCTTCACCTAATTGTTTTTTTAAATTTACCCACTCTGACATTTTTGTGCGGAATTGGTCGGATATATCTTCTGACATGTTGTTTTATAAATTAAAGAACTTGTTACCTTTAAGTGCAAATCTTTCTCTGCATTAAATCAGGAACAATCGTAGAGTTATTCCATGTGTATGGTTGTTTTGGGTTGGGTGGGTCCGCGCGCACCTGTTGGTTTGCATTTCTCAGAGTACCACCAATGGTTTCTGGCCAGCCAATTTGTTGTCTTGGGTCCAGAAAATTTTTACCTTCCAGGATCTGATCTGGTGAGAATTCGCCAAAATTTTCCTGAGATGCAACTTCACGTGGCAGAAGTGAAGAAGCTAAACCAGTGCCGCTATTCATGGCTTTAAGGTCAATCTGGGTGCCATCAAGACTGGCTGGAGCAAAACCTTGAGCATCAACATCGGACCCTACTACACCCGCACCATTAGCCGCCTGTTGTGGAGTATCATACCCTGAACGAGATGATGAGCAAATAAAATACATAATAATAGCTACAATAGCGATAGCTGTTAATGAACGGCGATTTAAGTTTTTCATTGTTTTTATATATTATTCAATAATTTTTTTTTTCAAAATAAATCTTCATCGGAGGATGAAACTGATTCGTCATCCTGAAACAAATATTCTTGAACTTTCGGTTTCCGGGGGGGAGGTTTCATCCTAACCTGAACGATCCGCCACACTGAACCATATGATTTATTCCTAAACCAAACTCCCGAAAATTCTAGAACTACATCACATACTGTGGATTCCGTGAGAAGTTCTGTATCAGATATTTGTTTGGTATGGGTATAAATGTTGGTAAGAACTTTGTTTTTGTTCTTAAGTTTTGTAACAATCATACAGTCATTGGTTAGACTTTTATTGTATGCAGTTTCAAGTACTTTGTCTGAAAGAACTTTACCAAACCACGCTTGTGAGTTTTGTTTCGCAGCATCTATATTTTTAGAATCAAAATCATTGATTTTATTTTGCCCTGCTTCATTTAGACTTATTGTTACCTCATCTTCCTCGAAATTTGAAATCAAAGTAGAATTATTTAACTGTACAATAATTCGTATATCATCGTCATTGAGTACTTTAGAATAATATCGACCATCAGGGAGCTGTGTCGGTGCGGAGTATTTCATTTTGTTTTAAAATAATTATGTATTTATTCTTTAAACCAAAAAAATATTTTTGTAATATAAACATGAATTGTAAAGAAGGAAATACATTTATTGATGATTATGGTAGTATGAAAATTTCATCATGTGACCATACTTTTAAAACTAAGAAGTGTAAATGTTTTGCTACCGGTGATACTGAATTCCCACATAAAGAACAGTTTTGTGGATTTGAACAAGATGGTTTTATTTTCCCGTGTGATGTGGGGTGCTGCGGTGACGGATGTCCTGGACAATGCCCAGGTATAGAACCAAAACCACCAGCAGACGTAGTCGAAGCAGACGTTCAAATCATTAATAATGAAGACAAAGAAATAAAAAAAGTGGTAGCTACTATTTTGTTACTTATTCTCGGTCTCATATTAATAAGCACACTGTTATTGTTGAAAAAGACTTAAAGAAACAAGCATATGTTATAATATATATAATGACTGAAGTAACTCTCGAATCCATGAACACGCTTCTTCTTAGTCTGACCAAAGAAGTTAAGACACTTTCAAAAATCATGCGTAAAGTTCGCAGTTCACAGGAAGATCCTACCGGGGAGAAAGCTAAAGCACGAGCTACCAATAATGGGTTTAACCGTGAACTCGAAATTAGTCCAGAGCTTCAGACTTTTCTTGGTCTTGAAGCGGATACTAAAATTTCACGTAGTAATGTCACTCGTCAAATTAACATATATATTAACGAGAATAACCTCAAACACCCTGATAATGGACGTCATATTATTCTTGATGATAAGCTTAAGGCCCTCCTAGAACCAGCTGAAGGTGTGCAGGTAAGTTTTCTCAATATTCAGAAGTATCTATCAAAGCACTATGTCAAGACTGAGAAGGAAAATAAACCGCCTGTCGAGAAAAAGGAGCCGAAGAAGCGTCCAACTGTATCCAAGAAAAATACTTAAAAATAAAATAAAATATAATAATATTATAAAATTAAAATGTTTGAAATCCGTCAAAATGAATTACTTGCAGAAGATTTCATTTTGGTTGACCCACCGCATATATCTAAAAATGATATAGAAAAATTAATTGGAACAAAACTCAACGATATTGATATTTATCAAACAGCTTTTACACACAAGTCTGCACTCAAAAAGTATAGACTTACAGAATCTTTTGAAACTTTAGAATTTATGGGTGATTCTGTATTAGGATTTATAATTACAAAATTCCTGTTTGATAAATTTAAGAATGAACAAGAAGGATTTCTCACAAAGGCGCGCACAAAATTAGTTCGTGGACAAACATTAGCAAATATTGCTAACAAATTAGAACTCTATAAATGGACTTTGATGGATGACAAAGGAATGAGAAACAATTGGCATAAAAATCCCAAAATTTTAGAAGATGTTTTTGAAGCTTTGATTGGTGCAATTTATATGGATCTGGGTCTTATGCACGCAAAGAAATTTGTTTTAAACATTTTTAACAATCCAAACTATATAGATCTCAATTGCATTTCGGTAGATGATAATTTCAAAGACAATCTCATGAGATATTGCCAATCAAACAAATTTCAATTGCCAGTGTACAATGTAATTAACTTTCAAAACGGGATTTTTTATATTACGGTCAATATAAACGGAAATGACATAGGGTCAGGAACAGCCAAAACCAAAAAACAAGCCGAACAAAATGCAGCAAAAAATACCTTGGATATTTTACTGAAATAGCCGATCTTTGATCATAAAATTACCGATATCGATTTTAAACTAATTCTTTAAGCCATTTTTTTTTTATTTAATTATTATATATATAAAATGAAATTTACACCTTATGGTTTTTTCGTCTCTCTGGCAACACTTACTTTTATGTGTATTACAAAAAAAATATCTTTCCAGGTTGGATTAAGTATTATATTATCGATGTTTATACAGACTAAAATATGTCACAATTGTAATTCTGTATATTCACTTGCATCTTATTTAACGATTCTGCCTATTTTAATTTTATTATTTGTGAATGATTGTCGTGATGTTAAAATTATATTATTTGCGTTCTCTGTCGCGTTTGCAACTGGCAGGATAGGCTGTTATTTTGCTGGTTGCTGCACAGGCAAAGAAGTAAAGAATAAAAATGATTTAGGTATAACATATAAAAAAGGTAGCGTAGTTGCTGACAAGTATACACACAGAGAAGTTAAAGTATACCCGACAATATTTTTGGAAATATTATTTCAAGTCTTTATTGCATATTCAGTATTTAATAGTCAACATGGAATATTATTGTTTGGTGTTTTAAATGCATTACTAATTACTCTAACAAATTCATGGAGAATGGTTTCACGAGTAAATGAAAACAGTCACATGCCTATAATAGGCTTATTGTTGTTTAGTTATTTATCAAGTTTAAAATGTTCTGGTAGTATAAAAAATATAAATATAAACGTTGGTTATAAAAATATATATTTAGTAATTGCTAGTATTCTTGGGATTGTTGTCAGTAATGATATAAACTTTAAAAAAAGTAATTATTCTTCTTCTTCTTCTTCTAAATAAACAGTTTTTCTTATTTCGTGTTCCATTTTTTTCATTCCAACGCAAAATATTACAATTCCACCTAAATATATAACTGAAAATATTATTAATATCATCATAATTAAAGTAATAAATTGTTATATTTTTAAGCAAATATGGAAATGCATCCACAAGTCCAAAAACTCATCTCAAAAGAATACGCTGAACAAAGGTCAGAAGAATGGCTCCAATTGAGAGGGAAAATGCTGACGGCAAGCGACGCCGCGACAGCCATAGGTGTAAATCAATACGAAAAACCAGAAGGACTCATTCTCAAAAAATGTGGGTATAATAAATTCACTGGGAATGCGGCCACTGCCCACGGAAATGAATACGAAGACGAAGCAAGAGATATTTATTGTGAAAAATACAATGAAGTATCTCACGAAATTGGGTTGTATCCACACCCAACAATCAAATGGTTAGGAGGTAGTCCAGACGGAATCACTGAAAGTGGAAAACTCCTGGAAATCAAGTGCCCCCTCATGAGAAAAATCACACCCGAAGTTCCCGAACACTACATGCCACAACTGCAGCTTCTGATGGAGATTTTAGACCTTGAAGAAGCAGTATTTATCCAATATAAACCAATCAAAATAACATGGCCAGAGGAACCAGAATTTATGGTGACAGAAGTAAAACGAGACCGACAATGGTTTACCGATAAACTACCAATTATGGATGCTCTATGGAAACGCGTCCTTCATTACCGAGAAAACGGCGGTGTCGAAGAACTTTTGCCCCGTCCAAAAGCTACACGGAGGAGGGTCAAGAAAGCAGAAAACAAAAAATGTGAAATTACTTCAGTTGAAGACGATGATTTTTTTGTAGATGATTTTTAAGGGGACATGATGACAAATTGTGAATGTTGTTGCTGTATATGTCTATGTTCATACTATTCTTTAATTTTTTCAATATTTACTAAAATTTATTATGATGAAAAAAATATGTCTGAATACTCCTAACACACACACACACATTCAATTCTCTCATCACTCGCTCGCAATGGATGATTTCATTCCCATTATTAACGACAACTTTCTCATCACGTTCTGTGCCGCCACCAACTCGTTACCTAATGACATTCAACGGATTATATATAAAAAAACACTTTGTCCATGTCCAGTACCAAATGCACCAAAAAAAGTAACCCCTTCGCCCCGTCTTGTCAGGTTGATGGAAGGTTGGAAAGTTAGAAGGAAACTGTATTAACCAAATGTATTTTCCCCTGAATATAAAATGTACATAAAACCATCTTCGTTTTTGGAACGTTCATACAAAGTTGTAATGAGTTCAGATGTTGAAGGCATCTTATTGTCAACAAAAACGAAAATGGCTTGCTCTGACTTTAATTTAAGTCTTTTTCGAATAACATACAAAAATTGACCTACTGTCATTTCTTTAGGTACAAGATATTTATGTTTATCTAAATCGGGTAAGTTTGCGTTTGGTTTAGCTTCAACTATAATAGGAACACGGTCGGGATGTCGAACAGTAACCCGTGATGATTCGGATAGACGTTCTTCAACTGTAAAGTTTTCTCTGAAGTTGAACATATTTTTTATAATTAATAAAGAAATTATTTATTTAAATAAATTATTTATTTAAATAAAACTCTTGGTCGACGTCCACGTGGCTTACTATTTGCTGTCTGTTGCGGACGTCTCATATTTGGAGGCTTATGAGAGTTTAATATTAGCTGATTTAGGAAACTGAGTTCTCGTAGAATTTTCTGTAAAGCTTTTCTTTGACCTTCCGTGTTCCCGTGTTTAAAATGTTCTCTTAAAAGTTTTTGAGCAATTAAAGACTTTTGAAAATTAAATAATTTAGATGGAGAATTTGAGATTGTTCTATTAATTTTTTCACGGATTAATCTATTTTGTGTTCTTTGATTGTGACTAAATCGTGAGGGAGAGGGGGCATTTATTATTTCACCACTTCTACCATTGATATATGAAAATTTTCCATGACGGATATTTGGTCGTTGACCGGTTGAAGTAATGAAAGAAATAGTTGGAAAATATGTTTTTAAAAATTTCTGCTCTGCCACACTTGTAGAATATTTACCAGTTTTATTCTTTGCCTTTTTTGGTTTACTCACCACCTGCCAATTGTTCATGTTTTTTACTTATAATCAACAAAAAAAAAGTGTTTGAACAATCCTAAAAGAAAAGAATAATACATTCAAACAAATGCCTACTCGTATGACATTTGAAACCTACGACCAGTGGCTCAAACAGAAAACTTCTTACGAAAACGTATTAAAACAAAATCCTACTCGCACTTCTGTTGAAAATCTTCTCAAAGAAATAAACAAAAAACTCGCAACTGCTGTTGTTGTTGCAAAATGATGAATGATTTTGTATATTTTGGAAGTGGGATGAATAAGGATATGAGTAAGTTATCTAATTTTTGTAGGTCTCATTTTAAATTTAAAGGTATTATATGGCCGAGTGCTGAACATGCTTTTCAGGCTATATTAAAATTAGATAAATCTGAATGGCCTCGTTTCAGTGTAGATGGAGAATTTGGAAAGTTAGGAGAAGGTCAAGATTATTGGGGTCCAAAAAAAAATGGAAAATTAGAAATGATTGGTATAGTTGCAAAAAAAATTGTAAAAATATTGAAAAATAAACCACAAACTCATTCTCTTCATGAAATGTATGAATTATTTCTGAAAATTTTAATTCAAAAATACAAACAAAATGAAGAACATAGAAATGTTTTATTAGGTTCTGGAAATAAAACGCTTATAGAGTTTTCAAGAAGTGCAAAAAGAGAAAGTTTGAAAGGTCGTGTTCCGTTTTGGACTGGTTTAGTTGACGATGAAGGTAAGTTATGGGGTAAAAACATTCAGGGTGAAATGCAAATGGTAATTAGGGGTTATTTTCGTGAAAAAAATGACTAATTTTTTTGTTTGAACTTCCAACCACATTTTTTTCGGTCAATTGAAAAAATAAAATAAAAACTAAATTGTAAAACAATGAAATATTTTGGATCAAGAGCTGAAGTTATGCACGGACTCGCTAAGATGACAACAGGTCGTCTTATCAAAAAAGACCTTACTTACTCAAGAGACGGTAAACGCATTTATTCTAAAAAACAAATAAAAGCCGCTAAAAAGAACCCAGGACTCAAAGCTTGGAGAAGTGCAATAAAAACTGCTAAATGTCAATTGGATCTTCCCCAAAAAGGTCCAGGCGCCTTTATTCCTATTAAAGGACCCCTGAAAAATAGAGCGCGCGATATCAGAAAATGTGGCTGCCAATAAAAACAAACAGCTGATGGCACACCGAGGGCACACCGAGGCGCTCGAGCGAGCGCCTGGGCCAGATACTACCAATCAAAATAAATATATTGGGTTAATAATATAAAATTAAAATTATGGTCTCCAACACAGCAACCAACTTTGAGAACAGCAAGCATCGTCGCATCTACCAAGGTGCCCGTGGTGGGTTTTTTATTCGTCGCCAGAAGCCTTCAGGTGGTGACGAAAAAGTCTACCATCCAGTAGCCAAATTCCGAACCAACGCTGATGGTCACGCGAGCAAACTGTCAAATGAAAATCGCGGCAAGGTCCCCAACGCTATTCGCCCTGCGGTCCGCAAGACTCGCAAGAACAAAGGTGTGAAACGCAAAGGTGGATTTGGTGCTCTTGTTAAACGCCATGCAAATAACGTACCAAATATGATTGTCAACCTTCCCAACCTTCCCAACAACAACAACAGCCGTGGTTTTGGTGGTCTGGTTGCAGTAGGCCCGAACCCAAACAATGTTATGATGCCCCGTGTCCGCAAAACTCGTTCAAACAAAGGGGTCAAACGCGGTCCACGCAAAGCTAAAGCAGCTGTTTAATCAACTTTTGCTGCCAAATAGAATTTGAGTTCACCCAAATCGGCAATGTTATATTTTAGAACCAGAAATCGGTTATCAAATTCTTGCATGATTTGAACTGTTGAACACATCCCCGTTGCCTTTGTAAACATGTTTAGATATTTCAGAGAATACCGTCCCTGTATAGTTCCTTTGAATGGTGTTTCATCTGCGCATTCGATAACTGTTTTTTGGTCTGCAAAGTCGCCTTCACATTGAATTATGAATTCATTATCTTTGCGGATAATTTCAACATCCGTTGCCAGATTATTCATGTCTCGGCAGATTCTCTGAAAGTTAATAGATGGCATAGTTGTTACACAGTCCATTTTAAGTTCTGGTTTTTGGATTTGGTCTTCATCTATATCCAACAACTTAAGACTAAACTGTGAATAACTATTTTTTGATTTATTTTCAATTTTCATTTTGAAAAATTCACTGGTTTCAATTTCTCCTATAAGGATATCGTTATTCGAAATACTTTTAAGAAGTTTGTATGTATTTGAAATATTAAACCCAGCACTCAATTCATTATCTTTAAAAATATATTCTTCAAAGTTTTCTGCATTAAGACGTAGATCAACAAGAGCTGCCCGAGCTGTATCCAAAGTCAAAATACTGATACCATCCTTATTGAAATAAATATTAACATCATTGAGAATATCCTTAAGAACTTCAAATACAGCCTTTACCGCCGTAGCCTGAACAGTCTTAAACTTCATTATATTTTACGTGTAAAATAAACATTCTTTTTAACTGACCTTTTTGTTTATTTTATCCTGAAGTTCTGGTGTCATTGCAGGCTGTAAGGCCATTCCATAATTATTTAAATTAAACAAATTTCCCCCTTCTTCGTCTCCTCCCTCAAGTGAACAACACCCACTCCAGCCGCCACCCACTTGACAATGGGATATTTCTTCCGGTGGTATAAGAGATTCTAACCATTTTTTACACTCTTGACCTACTAAAATCTGTTTTTTATTTGTAATTATGGTTGGGACACTTGTGACATACTGTTTATAATCGGGTGGTAGACCATGTGTATCAACACAGTGGAGTCGTGTAATTTGTTTTAATTCTTCATGAGAGTTCAACAGGTCCAATACATTTCTTGAGTGTTTGCATTTATCACTGTATATCAGCAGAGCCATTTATTATTATTACTATTTCATCTTTTTTTTGTAAAAAAAAATTAACGCATAGTAATAATAATGAATAAAGATATCCTTGTCGTATTAGGTGTAGTTGCTCTCTTATGTCTTGCCACCTCAAAAGAAAAATTCACTGAAATTTTTGGTCTAGCTGGATACTCAAAACCAATTTTAGATGTAGAAATTAACAAAGAACTGAGTGGTGTAGAATACTCACAGTATGATGAAAAGCAGGCTCATGTATCACCTGATACATTACAGGAGATTATATTTACAATACAAAGATACATGGAAAGCCAGGGCGTGGATTGGACATACGCAATTGAAACAAATGACGTTAAAAAATTTGTAAATAAAACTGATCCAAGCAAAGTTGTTTATAAATGTAGATTTATGTTTATGTATACAAAAGGATTTCCATTTGGTTTTGGTGTAACAGCAGACATCATGATGGCACCTAAACCAACAGTTATTGGTATCCAGACCCAACCAATGGCTAATCAAACCAAACAGCCTATTTCACCATTTAATGCGGATCTTAATGACAATTTTGTGAATTATCAACAAATTGTAAAATCTATGTAGTTAGTAAAATATGATTATTGATATCGACAAAATAAAACAGATTGAAGAAACACGAAAAAAAGTAAGAAAAGAAATTTACACTAAAATTTATGAACAATTTTCAAGAAAAATCATGTATGCAGTACATAATAATCAAAAACAAGTTTTTTTGACTGTTCCCGGATACATGATCGGATATCCAGTTTTTGATAGAAATCTTGCGACAAATTATCTCAAAAGACAACTTGAGCGCAATAAATTGAAAGTTATTCAGATTTCAGATTTTGAATTTCATGTTTCATGGGGAAAGAAAAAAAAGAAAGAAAAAGAAAAAAAAACTGTCGATTTAGATGACGATGAAAATTTTCCATCATTGATTAACTTAAAAAAAGCTGCATCAAAATATAGACCTGCGTAATTATTATTTTAGTTTTTTATATGTGTAAAATAATAATGGATAATAATAATCTTAATATTTTGGTTGAAGCAAAGAAAGAGTACATGGAGCAGCTGGGATTACTGATGTGTCCACTTATGATTCAAACATTTTTGGATCTTTATGAAGAATCTTATCAAATGGCTAAAGGTCGTCAGGCTTTAAAACAATACCAGAAACTTCTAAAAGAGGTCCCAAATTGGAATAATCATATAGTAAAACAACATACACAAAAACTAACAGACTGTTGTTCATGGTTTAGTGATTTATTGGCCGCAGTGTTTGTAAGTAATGTTAAAATTTTATCATCCGTTCGACTTAACTCACAGAATAAGAAAATTCAGATTAAATTGCCGTCCAATGAAGTATTTGTTCATGGTTGTTATGTAGCAGCAGCGAAAGATTTGTACAAAAATCCGTTTATTTACCACGAAGATAATACAGAACACGAACGTGACACCGATTTAACACCTCGATTCAAGACGTCTATAGAATCTACAGTAAAAGACATGATACCAGTCCAACAAATTTTACATACTTATATTTCTCAAGGTGAATCGATGGAAGATAAGAAAATTGATTTTGACAATGAAGAACCACAAGACACAGAAGACCCAGATGTAAATGAAGAAGGTGGAGAACCGGAGCCAGAGCCAGAGCCAGAGCCAGAGCCAGAGCCAGAGCCAGAGCCAGAACAAACGGAAGAAGAACCGAAAAATATACCTGTTACATCTTCTCTTTTAACACCAACTCCACCACCACCGACAGAGACAAAACAAAGCGAGGACAAGGACGAGGACGAGGACGGGGATGTACTTTTCCCCCGGGCTCCGGAATAAAAAAAGAAAACCTTAGGTAATTATAAAAAAAACAAAAAAATGGATATTAGCGAACAGTTAAGAGATCCATTTGGCGCTGCAGTAATTGCTGGTGTTATTACTGCTGGTTATATTCATTTGAAAGCAAAAATGAATAACGAAGGTGTATTACCCACAAGTTCTTATACCAAACCAGCCATTCTTAATGCTCTCATGGTATACTTTATTATTTCAGGTGGTTTAGGAGCAAAAGAGAAAATATCATTAGATCCATTTTAAAAACTTAAAGACAATAATCCAATATATTTTAATACTACCTATGACTTCTGTAACAGCTTTTAATGATATGATGCTGCAGTTTCTGTGTGAGCTCAAAGATACTTTTCCAGAAGAAAAAGCGATCAAAAAATATGCTGCATCATTTGATATTATGAGGAAATCAAACCCGCGAAAATGTGTAGAGGTTTATATGGCCGAGATTGGACCATTTTCACAGCGTGTCACATCAAAAGACGAGACTTTGCTTGATGAAGAAAATCTTACATTTCTAAATGACATAAACATTAAAAAGCATTGGACATCTGAATTGTCTAATAATACAAAAGATGCTATTTGGCAATATCTCCAGACACTTTATATGTTGGGTACAACAATTACAGCATTTCCAGCCGAAACACTTGGCATGATTGAGAGTGTTGCTAATAGTATGGCTCAGAAAATCTCAGATGGTGGCGATGGTACTACTCCAGGGGGACAGCTTGACGAGGCTGCACTTATGAATAGTGTACAAGGACTTCTCGGAAATCTGGGAAATCTGGGAAACATGGGTAATTTAGGTAACCTTTTGGGTGGGGGTGGGAAGTAGAAAAAAATTTTTTAATAAAAAAAATTTTTTAATAAAAAAAATTTTTTAATAAAAAAAAATAAATAAATACTAAATATAAAAGAATACTATGAGTGAAGAAGTTTGGTTTAATGATCCTAAACAACTATTTAGGAGTGATAGAATTTTACAATTTTGGCCGACAAATAATCAATCGTCGGCAGAAAGAGTAAATTCAGCAACACGGTTTATACTTTATTCCACGACTCTTTTATATTTACTACGTAGAGATGTTAGAATTATAATTTTAGGTTTAATGATTATCAGTGTCCTTTATGTACTGTATAAAGGTGATATGGTAAGCGAAGGTGTTGTCCGCCCAGTTAGGTCTGGAATACATGGTTCGGGCTCATGCCAACTCCCAACACCAGAAAACCCAATGTCAAATTTTTTGTTAGGTGATAAACCCACGCGCCCACCAGCATGTTTTTATCCAACTGTAAGTGACCAAGTGAAAGAATATTTAGACGATACAATTCCATATGATTGTGGACGTTCACGATGTTCTTTACCAAAATATCAAAGAAATGTCGCAGCAAGACAATTTATTTCAAGTCCAGTAACTACAGTAGTCAATGACCAAACTGATTTTGCCGAATGGTGTTACGGGAAGAAATTTAGCCCAATGTGCAAAGACGGTGACAATTCAGTTTGTAATCCAGATGCTCGTGGTGTACAGTTGGAAGCATTTGCTGGTTTGGATCCATCAGGGGATATGAGAACCGGGATGTCTCGAGGTGGAAGAGGGCACGGAGTAACTTCTACATAAAAAATAAAAATAAATTATAATAATAATAAAAATAAAGAAAAATGGCGTATTTACTTCAACCAGGATTAGACATTGTAGAGAACCCAGCTGTTCCTCCCAAATGTGCCACTGACGAAGTTTTTGTTTATCCTCAACCAAGTAACTTAAATTACTGTTGCAGACCGAATACAGCACTTTATGGGACTGCTCCTTACATGGCAGGTAAAGGCGCCCCCGCCAATTTAGTTATGGTTGCCGATGAACTTAGACCTCAGAGTACATCTAAATTTAATACAACTTATGTTAACACAACGAAGAAAAACACTTTTCCATGGCAAGATATGAAATGCAGTGTTCCTCTCCGAACCATTAGCTGGGAACCACAAAGTACACGAGCTGAATTACAAAATAGTTTTTTTGACCAAAGATATATTCAATAAAAAAATAAATTAATAAGTTATAAAATAAAATGGCCGATCCATTATCCATAGTTGCTATTATAGGTCTCGCTTTAGCTGGCCGCAATTTAAGTATGAAACATGAAATCCCACAAGGCGCACCGCGCCAGCAGACGCAACAAGCTCCACAGGCTCCACTTCAAAATGATAATATGACAATAATTACAAACTCCTTATCAGGACATACTACAAATGATTTAGGTGTATCAGGTCTTGGGACACAACTTACCCAAAAAACAACGCCTCCAAATTTCGCTGACATTGTACCAACTGCCACAGCTGATCCACATGGCATGCCAGTACAAGATTTTAGAGACCGCCCATATGTAAGTGGTCAAATGAATAATTTAACACCTGTCCAGAAACAATTAGTTGGTCCNGGTTTAGGATTAAGCGCGGACGTTCCTGCTTATGGTGGTTATCAACAGTTGTTTCGTGTAAATCCTAATAATGTCGGTGNCTATAAACTCACAACTTTACCAGGACGCNTTGCCCCGGCTGGTGANATTACCGGTGGTATGCCAGGTAAAGTCGGTCAGTTAACCCACAATGCACCNTCTACCGTAGCATTTTTACCTTCACGTCGTCCAAATGTTGAAGGACGTGGACAAGAACTCACATCAATGACATGGAGAGGAAAACAAGAAAAAACTAAACGCCAAACAAATCGCGCAGAAACTACAATGCGCTCAGATGGTTTAGAATATGCACCAGCGAAAAGTATAGTTTCCGCTTTGACACAGGCCGAAGATCCAACGAGAAATAAAGGAGATTTGAATACCCAGGAATTTTATCATGTAGATAATCCTACACCAGGTATTGCTAATTTTATTGGCGGCTACACAAATGCACCAGGAAGTGAATTATTGGCTCAAAAGCCACAAGGTAAAGGCGCAAGCTACTCACCTGCACAATTAGAAGCTTATGGTTTTAGACCCGATGAAAGAAGAGGTAAGAAAAACAGAAAAGGTAATGCGGGGAGAATGAATGTCAGAGCGGGGCCACTTAACGCGAACGGAGCTATAACCTCTGTACGCAAAGATTCCAATAAATATGATGGTAGAGTGAACCCAGTTGCTGGTGGTTGGACTCAGAATTATGTACAGAGTGAATTTTATCAATTAAATCCTTACAAAGGGCAAGAAAATCCACGAACTTCAAACAGAGGTCTTAATATAGCCAAAAAACAATTAGCCAATAATCCACTGGCTCACACGATTTCTTGAATAAGTTTGAATTTGTAACTTCCGACAATTGTATACATATATTCTTCGTCTTCCATACAAAAATCAATCATCCCAGTATTAAGTTGAACAGTCACCATATCATACACATCACCACATAATAGATTCTTATTGATATTGATTTTGAGAGTTGCATACATCAGTGTAATTTCATCATGATCAATATCATGAATTTCATAATCGGAAAAGAGCGAATTAAGCATACTTACCTTACTTAAGTATATAATCAATTTATTTTTTATATATATTTATTTATCAATACACTAAAATGGAATATATTTTGGATATTGACAGCAGTGAGAGAGATCCATTGAAATATACATCTCCAAATGATTATGTAATAAAATTAAACAGGCGAATGTATAATGTGACCAACATTAAACTCGTCAGCGCTCTTATTCCAAATAGTCAGCTTTTAATTAACAAAGGAAACAAACAGTTTGCTGTCGGTGAAATTTCAGGTGGAATAAATGTTGCTGTTTTAACAGAAGGAACATGGTCAAATGGGTATGATTTTGCTTCAAATTTAACAGATTCATTGGTCGGTAAGAATGACGGTAATGACATATCAGTAGCATACGAACAAAATACACAAGCTTTAAGTTTTACAAGTTTTTATAATTTCTCATTTGATTTTTATAACGGGAGTAATGGATTCATAACAAATTCAAACGTTGGAACACCCGCAGAAATTTTAGGATTTCCTTTCGCCAATACAACACCAGCCACAACTTTGGTTTCAAAAGTAGTTAACTTTCATGGGCCAAATTCTATAATTTTGGGTCTGTCGTGTGGTTCGTCTGTATTTGACAAGATGGTGTATATGGATGGTGGAGAATTTAGTTTCGGTAATACCTACAACGACGTTCCCGTTACACAGCCGTTAAAAACTACCTATATGGGACGTATTCTTACAAGTGGTAAAACTGGAGACATGTTAAACTATAACGGACGAGACGACCCAGTTGACCACCGGTTCTATAAAGGGACTGAAAAGAGCATTGATCGATTGCGTGTTAATTTTTATTATAACAATGGATCAAAACTGATTCCTTATGATTTTGGTAACCGAAATCACATTTTAAAATTTGAATTTACATGTTCTCTGGATAAATTTAATACTTTAGAAAGAAATGTCACTCCAACTGCATTACCGCCTCCTGTTGAAATCCGAAGGAAGGAACGAATGTCTTATAAACAAAAACAAATGTTTATTATAATTGCTGTTGTATTATGTGTTGGTCTTCTATTGTTATCCATGTTTAAACGACCAACTGTAGTGGTTTCTTAGCGAGACACGGCGTAGACGGGCTGGGGTGGCGCCTCGATCTTCACTGAGGATACACGGCGGAGCAGCATAAATACCACGATTGATAGCAGAGTGGTCAGCAAAGCTGTAAGTGTGTAGTACATACCACCGTTCTTTGGTACGTTAACGACCTGTGCGATAACAAAACGAGCTACATCCATCCACGCGATAGCTGAAGCAAAAGCAAATCCACCAACCAGAGCATTCAGTGATTGAGATTCGAGCTGAACACCAACTGTTTTAGCTTGTGCACCAATTTGTTTGACAGCGTTCATAGTTTTTTTTATATTATAATTCAAGAAAATTATTTTTCATAAATATAATTAGTTTCTTCCTGAAGAATACATTTATATTCTTTCTTGGGTTTTGATTTTTTATAAACTATCGGGATTTTCTGTTCTGTCGCTGACTCTGTCTCTGACTCTGTCTCTGACTCTGTCTCTGACTCTGTCTCTGACTCTGTCTCTGACTCTGTCTCTGTAACAGTGTCGGTACCGGACTCTGAAACCGTATTATATTCTGAAGAATTGATATAGCTATAATCTTCTTTTTCCCAAGGTACTGGTTCATCAAAACCTAACGTATTTACACCTGCATATTCTTTCTCAAACATGTGATGTGTTTATTTATTCATTATTTTTATTTACAGCATCCTGAAGCATTTTTTCAATGGGTGAATGTGGTTCCCATTCATCCCATGTATCATAGGCCTCGTTTATTTCATTCATCAGCTCATCGTCTCCTGTATATCTGACAAAACAATGTTCCTCGTCCTCTTCTATGACTTCTATTTCATCTTCTTCGTCTGACGATGATTCTTCATTATAAATTTCTGGAAATAAACTTCCTGAATGTTTTCCTACCATTGTTCGTGCACAATATCTCATTGCGTATTTCATATCCTCACCAGTAATAAAATCTCTACCACATGCATTGGCGTATTTACCTGCATAAATAGCGGTTGATTCCATTACTGGAGTAATTACATTGATAGCTGCTTTAACCATCTGTGCTGCATAACTTCCTTCTTCAAATAAGTTTTCCATTATAATTAATTAATCAGAATTAAAATTAAATATAACTCCCGCAAGACCATTCTGAACTCTGAGAACGTTAAAATTAACTGCGTATACAGAAATAGTTCGATTTTCAGTATTGGCTGTCGTATTTATATCTAAAAGTTTGTTTGTTATTCGACTCATATTAATCTGTCCCGTTGGTAAATCATTTTCTGGATCTAAAGCAAAACTATACACATAAAATCGTCTGTTTGGTCCGCGGGTATGTGAAAGTAATGGCTGAACACCTCGAAGGTATACAGCATCGGCAACTTCGCTTGGAATATTTGTTTGACCATTAAAATCCAAACGTAGATTGTTCAGTTGTTCATACAATGGAGCACTTAGATTCTGTGCATTATCAAAATTAAACCAATCGTTACCGGTCACTACATTTGATTCAACAACATTATCATTTTGGATAACGAAAAATAACTCTTTCACTGGATTCAAGAATTGTAGTATAACTTGTTTACTGGTTAGATTTGCGTCTAACTTAAACCGAGACACTTGAAGTTGTGAAATAATGTAGTCAATTCGTGTATTGCGAAAATAGTTGAGTTCGTCGTCCGATAAATAAACATACTCTGTCACCATAGTTAAATTTTCAATAACGGGTGTGGTTTTCAAGTCTTCAAAACTATATGGATTGGAATTGATATTTACAATTAAATTTTTCCAATTTCTAAATTTAACTCGAACCTGAACTTCTTGTTTATCTATAGCTGATAACGGAATACTTAAACTATCATGTCGGAAAAAATAAAATGGTAAAGGAATCATCAAAATTCTTGGGTAAGCGCCATAATAATCACTAGTTACAGCAGCGTGTGTCAGTGGTGCGGCTGGCCCTAACCCAGTTTTTGTTCCCGTTTTGCCGACCAATAGTTCAAGACCTTGTTGTTGTGAATCACTCACAGCAACATCTGAATTAAGTTCCATATATTCACCCGTAATTCTTTCCACAGTCTGACCACCAATAATTAAATCGGCATATTCGATTAAAGCATGACCAATCGAATCTGTGTAACCAACCGGCTGTAAAAATTCAGCTGGTTTACCTAACACGACAGACACATTTTGATCAACCGTAATTGTTGTGTCTGTTACAGCTGTCACCTTGATGTTATCTTTGTTAAACGAGTAATCTATACCACCCTGATTTCCTGCGAAATAACAACCGATTGTTATACCAGTAGCATCATTAACAGTAATTGTTTTTGTATTTACTAAAGTTGCTGCTATAGTCGTTTCTATTAAAGGATATCCAAAACTCGATAAATTAACCTTGACGTACATGTTACGAATAAGGTCACCTTTTCTTGGAATAAAACATTCATTGAGTTCTCCAAAACTATTGGCTTCTTTAATAAATCCAGACTGAAGAGTTTCTAATGCAAATTTCGTATGTCTCTTAAATTTTTTAAGAAAATATGTGATTTGGGGATCACCAGTTAAAAATTCATCCTGTATACCCACACTCGCAAGCTGAATACGTCCTCTCGACATTATTTAATATTATATGCGAGAAAAATCATTAAGTATATTTTCAAAGTAATACAATAAGAATAAATATGAATATTCAATTGAAAAAATTCAAGCCTGAGAACATGGGTGATGATAAAGTTTGTGTTTTCATCGGCAAAAGAGGAACAGGAAAATCGACTTTGGTTACTGATGTTTTGTATCACAAAAAACATATACCAACGGGAGTTGTAATGTCAGCAACAGAAGAGGGTAATCACTACTACAAAGAATTCATTCCTGACCTGTTCATTTATGGTGATTATGATAAAGAAGCAATCGAAAGGGTTCTCGAAAGACAAAGACGAATAATTAATGCAGGAAAAAAAAGTTCATCTTTCATCTTGCTTGACGACTGTATGTACGATAGGAAATTTATGAAAGACACGTGCATAAGACAATGTTTTATGAATGGTAGACACTGGAAACTATTTTTCATGTTAACAATGCAGTACTGTATGGATTTATCACCTGACTTACGAGCAAATGTTGATTATATTTTCATTTTGAGAGAAAATATTGTCCAAAACAGAGAAAAATTATATAAATCTTTTTTTGGAATTTTTCCAAATTTTCAGATGTTTAACCAAGTCATGACAGCATGCACAGAAAATTACGAGTGCCTCGTTTTAGATAACACTTCCAAAAGTAACAAAATCGAAGATTGTGTATTCTGGTACAAAGCAAAACTACGAAAGAATTTTAAAGTTGGTTCTCCGGCCATTTGGGCATATCACAAGAAAAATTATAATCCAAGACACGACCCAACGATGAAAGGAGGAAATCCAAATAATGTACAACAATCCGGTCAAAGAAAAACTTCTGCACTTACAGTAAAAAAAGTAAGATGAAACTCGACGTGGCCAGGCGCCCGCTCATTGGGTATGTCATTCTGATGCTATCCAAACTCTATAACACCCATTTCATTTCGGTGGCGTCTTTAAAAGAAGAAAGAGCAATTTCAAAGACTGACGCCGATCACAAAAATACTGAAATTTACCAAGTATGAGGATTTTTTTTTCTAATATTATAATATAAAAAAAAAATGAGTGCGATTAAACTTGGTGGTACAAATGAATTTAAGAAAAAACAAACAGAACTATTTAAAAAATTAAAAAAGGAACAGAAACTTAGAAATAAATTGTCAAACAATTTATTGAGATATTTGAATAACAGCAGAAATTGGCGAATTGAATTTGTTCCAAAAGCAAGAATTACGCAAGCTAATTTGATAACATTGAAAAATATAAGAAACAGACATATTGAGGCTATCAAAACAGCAGACTGGTTTCATAAAATACATGACAAAGAAGATTTTATTCGCTATGAGTTACGCAGTAAATCCACCAATTACATTGGACATTTAATTGAGATGGCAGAGAAAGAGCTTGCACGTAAACCCCGCGTCCCCAGTCCCTCTGTGGCCAAGCCACACCTGACCGTGATGGGGGCACCGCCCCGTGTCCGCAAAACTCGTTCAAACAAAGGGATCAAACGCGGTCCACGTCCCTCTGTGGCTCTCCCTGCGGTGCCACGCCTGACCGTGATGGGGGCGCCGCCCCGTGTCCGCAAAACTCGTTCAAACAAAGGGGTCAAACGCGGTCCACGCAAAGCTAAAGGTTAAACAACAAGATATTTTTTTTACCAATTCATAGGGTGTACGGAAAGGGCCCACGAGCAGGGACAGTCAAACTCATCTCTGGAGCAGAACAGCCGTATGGGTGGGATTCTGGTGAACAATTGTGCCATGTACTTGCGAGGCGATAACCAGGTGGGTCTATAGCAGTCTGTGCGCCAGTTAAAAACGCCTGGAAACCGTAGGCCCTGTCGGTCAGTGTACTACCTCCACCCGGCCCCGGAGCACCTACAGTACCTCCCGCACCACCCCAACTGGTCCCACCGGATGTAGTCCCGGACCCGCTTGCTTGGTGACCACCTGAAGTTGGTCCCAGAAATTCAGTTCTTGGTGAAATAAAGGATAAGATAACAATGCAGACAATTAAGAAAACTACGCAGTGTAGTGACTTTTTACAGATTTTTTTAAACATCATTTTTATTTTATTAATATATATTATTAATAAAATAAAAATGATGTTCAAAAATGAAGTTTTTACTTCTGTAAAAGCTGTACTTGTTTCTGAGGAAGAAAATAATATATCTGAAATAGATCTTGATATTTCCTCAGAAAAAAGAGAAATTTTTAAAATTTTAAAAGGTCCCGCAACTATTATTGGGCAGTGTTATGATACAAATGTTGTAGCAATGAAATGCAGACACGAAGAATCATTTTTTGAATTGATGAAAAATCGTAATACTTTACCTAAACCATTCCATGAAGAAACTGATATTGTGGGTCCAATACTTCTTGTTAGAATGAACGAGCATGCATTACCAGAAGATTTTACGGTTTCTGAATATACTGTTATGAAAAATTTATTAAAAATTATAGTCTAAATATATTTAAGAAATCATGAAGTTCGTCGAAGGAAATATTGGTTCAGGTAAATCGACTTTTCTAAAACTTTTACAAGAGAATGGACACCGAATTATTCTCGAACCAGTCAATGAATGGTGCAATCTACTAAACAACAATGGAAAGAATCTACTGGAAGAGTTTTACGGAGACCAAGAAAGGTATGCCTACACATTTCAATCAATTGCATTTCGCACACGAGTAAATAACCTAAAAAATTACAATGGTGAACTTGTTGAGCGTTCTATTTTCACAGATAGAAATGTATTTGCAAAAACATGTCACGAAAATGGAAAAATGAATGACATTGAATGGACCGATTATTGTTTATGGTTTGATTGGTTAGCCGATACATTTAATATCAAGCCTACAGGATTTATTTATTTGAGAGCTAACCCGGAAATAAGTTACGAGCGTATTAAAAAACGATGCAGACCCGGCGAAGAAACAATTCCATTTGAATATTTGAAAACACTTCATCTTAAACACGAGAAATGGTTGATGAACGAACCAAATGTACTTGTTCTCGATGTAAATGATGAATTTGAAAATAATCAAGAAAAAATAAATGAAATGTGTGAAAAAGTGAAAAATTTTGTGTTTTCAAGCTAATAATATTGTAATTCTTCTGAACAAATTATAATTATTTTGTGCTGCAGAATTTTTTTTTTATTATACAATTATTCTTGTGTTGAGAATGCTTTGCGGCACATGGGGCAATTTGCGGTTTTAATTGTCCAACTACATATACAGTCTTTACAGATTAAATGATCGCATTTTGGCATTTTTACACTTTTTTTATTATTGTAACAAATTGGACACTCAATAATATTTTTTGATTCTTTGAAAAATAAATCAAAAAATGTTTTCAGTGTATCTTCTTTATTTAGTAAATGAAAATCATCGCGGTCGTGTATTTTTGAAGTAATTAAACAAGAAAGGGGATTACTTAATTTAAATGTATATAGACAGCGCCCGTAAAGACATATGAAATTGAATATTTTATCTGGTATTATTTCATTATTTTTATCGGTGTCACACCATACATTAATTATATTTTGTTCGCGGTGAATACCACAAACTGAAAATGAAGTATCGAAGCAATTTATATGATATTTAGAATTATTTTTACATCTAAATCCTGAACGAGTTTTTCCATAACATTTTATAGTTTCCATTTTAAATTTTAAATTTAAATAATATTTTGTTTTTAATTATTTTCGTTGGCTGACTCTGACTCTGACTCCGACTCCGACTCTGACTCCGACTCCGACTCCGACTCCGACTCCGACTCCGACTCCGACTCCGACTCCGACTCAGGTTCATAACCAGGATCTGAATCAAACTCGTAAATTACGAATCCCACTCCGTTATCTACTTTCTCGTATCCAGCAACTTCTTCGTTGTCTGTGTTGTAATATCCGCATATATTTTCTTCTGTAATTTCGTATTCTTCATTTTCATAATTATATAACCGTTGCTCACCCCACCTTTTTTTAGTTGGGGCCATATATTTTACTTTGATTTTTTTTTCATCATCTTTGTGTGTTATTTTTGCAAGTGCAACCACTTGGTTTTCCATCGCTACGTCAATTAGTTGACCTATCATTTTTATTATATTATCAATTCAAAACTTTAATTGTTTAAACAATAGTACCCGCAAAATGTATCATAATTATAACTTCCATAATCACGATTTGTATATTTTGGATCTATTATGTGATTATTTTTACTATCAGTTTTAGAAACATCTTTATTTCCTCTTTTGTGACTCCATGTTTCATCATTACCATGTAAACGGTAAAAATGAAAATCCTTTTTATTTTTATCCAAAACAAGTGAAATAGAATGCGAACATCCGATAGGTTGAGTATTACTTTTTATTATATCTGGATAATCACTTTTTAATAATGTATCAAAATGTGAACATGTGTAATTATTTTTATCTATTTTTCTGCCATTTGTATCACCAGGTTCTCTCTTTTTTTTTAAATTTTTATCTGGTTCATCTACTGCATATGAATAACAATTATTAAAACTCTTAAAATTTTTTGAATTCCATGGATGTGTAGAATAATTAGATTTTTTAGTTTTTAAAACTAAAACTAAAACTAATACTATAAAAAATACTAAATATTTTATTTTAAATTTCATTATTTTTAATTATAGCCAAGAATTATTTTTTTTATGAAAGTGAGAGTTATGGGTGGTCAGTTAAAAATAAAACTAATCTATATTATAAAATGCTATCAGTTGGAGAAAAACTACAAGCGTCATTTGTAAAAAATGAATTCCCTGATATCGAGACAATGACAGCGTTTAATATAAATAGTGTCACAGAATTTACCAAACTCAAATCAGAAAAATTAAGTATTAAGCAACTCAATAATATTGCTAAAATTGACAAAGATTACAAAGAGTGTGATAATTGCAGATACACGACAATAACGACCCAAAAATATTGTGAAAACTGTACGATGATTTTTAACGAACTTAAAATTATAAATCGATAATTAAGTATAAATGGATATTTTCTTTGTGGTTTTGTAATTGGTGCGTCAATTTGTTATTGGCTTAAACGTAAAAATCTTAAAAAAGTTTAATGACTTATCCGATCGTTTCGTGTAACATGAGTAAGAGCATCCCGTCGCTTCTGCTGTTAAAAGTCGCAGAAGAATGCACCGTGTGTTAATAATGACTGTATTCGGTGCGCAGAAAGGCGGTTGATCCGCCAACTTCTTAGAAAAAGTTTAAAACATGGTGTGAAGAGTCACAATTTCGCCAAATGGCTTCATCGTAAGTATGGAACTTTAGTGATATGGCGGCACCGTAAAGATGGAGTGATGGGGAATGCACTGCCGTGTGTAATTTGTAGAAAAGCAATGGAGAAATATAATATTCAGTGGATAGCTGGGATCGGCGGTGATGATATGTGGGTCAATAGTAAAAACCCAGAAAATTTGCCACCGTCGATGCCAACCAATAAGCAACGTAGATATATCTTCAAAAAAGGAAAAAATACTTAAACATTTAGGGTGTTTATATAATATGAATGACACGAACTCATATTTTAAACAAATTGAGTCAGAATCTGTATGAGACCATCAGGTCTCTTGAACTTGCGCATCAACGAACATTTGACACACACGAATTAAAAATAATAATTCAAAACTACTCCAAATTGTAAAAAAAAATGTGTTTGCAAGATTTTTTTACAATTTTGAAAAAAAAGAAATATGAAGAACTTTCTTCAATTTGTGATGAAAGTGATGAATTTAATATTTTGAGATGTTCGTATATATGGGCAAACAAGATAGCAATCAAAAATGATATTAATGAAGTCAGAATTGGAAAGGATAGAATTATTTTTGCCAATGATGAATATTTCAAGTTTGATTATATGCTACAATTTATACGCAAGTGTGAGAATATGTTAACCATAATTGCATTAGGTTTTGTGAATGACGCCGAACAACTAACCGAAGCCGACGCAAAATGCGCAATAAATCTTAAATTTACAAGTGAAAAAAACTTGGACAAATTTATAAATGATTTACATAAACATATTTTAATTTATAAGAGGTATGACACATATGATAAATCGGTCTTGAAGTTTAAAAATTTCAATAGGTAGGGGTGAATTAAATAAAGATGGTTAAGAAAAGTAAATAGAAAACGGATGGCTGGGCACCATGTATAGAATTCCTTTTCAAAATCTATATAATTCTATAGTGTAATTAAAAAATAAATGCGTTTAGTAAAGATAGATGGACGATCCCAAAGTACGCAAGAAACGCCAAGCAAATATTAAGAAAAAAGACAAAGGTAAAGAAATTTATAATCAAAAAACGATTAGAATTAAGGAGGGCTACACTTCTTCCTCGAAAGACCCAAAGTAGTTTCTAAATTATTTTTATCACGTTTGAGTGGAGTTTCTCTTTTCAATTTGAGTGATTGATTTTGTTTTCCAGATGAATTAATAATACTGCTTAATTTCCGTGTATCATCATCCACTTTTGTAGTAGAATTTTGTTGTATTGTAAATTGTTTATTTTCTAAAATATCTTTATAAATTATAATATCAGAAGGTAAATTATAGGTAACCCGCGGTGTTAATTTTGATCTAAATTCTTCAATACTTAAAGGTCCTCCAAATGTTTTAAGGGCGTACCGAGAAGGCGCCAGAGAAATATTTCCCAATTTTTCACCCGATCTTTTTCTCAAAAGTGAAATATTTTGACATGTGGTTTGTATTTTATAAGAAGGAAAATGATCTAAATTAAAAGATTTCATACATGACCATGAACAAAAATGTCCCATGGTATAAAATTTATTTAGTTTTTCGCAATATTTATAAGGTAAATGGAGAGGTTCATGTTCACATTCATGGCAACACCACCAACAACAAACCATATTTATATTTAATTAAGTTAAATACTTAACTTTAATATACTTAATTAAAGAAAAATTTATTTTTGTCAATAAAAATGGTCATTGACAAAAATAAAAAAGACAAACTAACAGATTCAGAAAAAAAGAAATTGAAACAAGCAAACAAAGCCAAAGCAAACCCGGGAAAAGCTGCAGCGAACAAGGAAAAAAAACAGGAGCGTCGCAGTAAACAAGAGGCAGAAGCTGAACGCGAAAAACAGGTTAATGACGATAAGAAAGCTCGTAAAGCTAAAGAACTGGCAGATCAAGAAAAAAGAAACAAAGAACAACTGGCTGCCAAAGAATTGCGCCGCGTTCAAATGAAACAGCAGCAGCAACAAGAATCTCTAAGCACTAACCAAACCCAAACCCAAACACAAACTCCACATATTCCCTGAACTATAAAACTCACTAAATTCAGCCAGCATGTCAACTGACTCTTTCTCATTTCCAAACATATCACAATTTGTCAAAATCTCTTTTTCAACTTCTCGTGAATCTACGTCACACACAACTGTGCAATTGTTCGTCATCACTCGTTCGGCAATTTCACATATCGATTGGTCTAAAGTACCATCACAATCTGGTAGACATTTCTGAATAAGATCACGCGTATGTGTATTTTCCTCAAAAATTACATCTACATCACGAACCGGTTGCCTCTTCTCTTTCAAACCCTCTTCAACATTAATTACACCGTCATCAGTTACTTCGTAGTTGCGTTCAGCTTCGTCGCGTTTCGCAGCGTCTTTTTCTTCAAAATCATTAATAATTTCTGGATGGATTTCACAGTCGGAACGTCTACAAGTGTCTTGTGTATCAAGAAGAAGGTCTTGTCGAGGTTTAATTAGGGATTCCCCAGTCTTTTCATCTTTGCAGTGATGGTATATTTCACGTGAATTTTCTATAACTTCCATAATTGAGTCAGGAATTACACATTCCAGTCTGGAAAGAGATGTTATAAACATAGAAATGCAATCACAATCATCTATGCAACGACTTTCTTCCACTTGCTCTTTGCGAGTTTCAATCATCCAATCTTCACAGAAAACGATTTCATCATCTCCTTTGAGAGGGCACCGAGCAAATACACACCCACGTTCTGAGATGCGGGTCACGACGCTGCCGTCCCAACACTCTTGGGTATCTTCTGCGCAAACAGTTGGTGGTTCAGGTGAAGTGTCAATTGGTGGTGACCTTGAAGCGTCAACTACTTCATCGCTTCGTGGAATCCCTGAGACAGCGCTGAACAGTGATAATCCGATTGTTAGGTACTTGAGAAACATTTTGTTATATTATAAATAACATTTAATTTTTTAAGTGTAGTCTGCATACTGATTTATACATTTCATTTGCTCCAATTAATTCTTGTTCTGTATTATCTATGATTCTTTTTGTAAAAGGCCCAAGTGTTCCATTATTACATTTCATACACATGGCTTTTAGTTTATCTACCTCATCTGCCAATGGAATAAGATATAAAATGTCACCAAATATACATTGTTTATAATCTCCATCGAGTCCAGCTACAATGATATGTTTATTCATTTCTAACACACGTTCAACAAAGTCTCTCAACTGTGAAAAAAACTGAGCTTCATCGATAGCAATTATATCAGCTGTCTGAATTTCATCTGTACAGAAAAGAGTAAGTAAATTATCTGTTTTTACACAATCAAATGTTATATTGTCGTGTGTCTGGAGAACGGCTTTGGGATTTCTGACATCTTTTGATGAATTAATAACCAAAATTTTTTTATTAATTGCCTTGTATCTTTTCAGTCGTCTTATCATCTCTGTAGATTTCCCTGAAAACATACATCCCATGATTAATTCTAATCGTCCTGCCATCCCGGCGCTTTTAAAATATAACTTTTTAATTTTTTAAAACAACTTTTGCCTCAGGTCGGAGCGTGGGGAGTACTTACCTAACAGCTGTTGAAGCTCCAACTTTTTTAGCTTCTGTTAAAGCTGTTTTAATAACAGCTTTTGAAGCTCCAGCTGCTTGAGCTTTTGCTAAAGCTGCTTTAGCTTTCGATTTAGCATATTTGGATGTCATACTAAATGTCAGTAATAGTAAACAAATTCCGATAAATAAAGGAATCCAAAACTTTTTATCTTTAAATAATTCATCTGTTTCATCTTTACAATTATCATATGATTTTTTCGAAACGAGTACTAAATTATAAAGTAAAAGAAAACCTACTAAAGTTAATACAAATATTTTTGGTTGAAATATCATTTTTATATTATATATAATATAAAAAAAATGAGTAGAGATAAAATTAATTGGCACCAACAACAAGAATCTATATTAAAAACATGGGGCGAACAATCAGCTTGCTATAGATATATGCATTTCAAAGAACATCAACGGTATAAAAAATTAAATATGACTTTCACTTTACCTATTATTATTATTAGCACACTGACCGGTACAGCAAATATGGCACAAGAAACATTTCCTGATAATTGGAGTAAATATGTACCAATTGGAATCGGTTGTTTAAATCTAATTGCCGCAATTATGACCACAATTTTACAATTTTTAAAAATTACCGAGTTGATGGAAAGTCACAGAGTAAGTTCAGTTCATTACGGAAAATTATCACGGTCAATTAGATTACAGCTTACTTTGCCGCATTATGAAAGAAGTCACAAGGGAACAGAGTTTGTTAATTTCTGTAATCAAGAATATGATCGTTTAATTGAACAATCACCACCTGTAAATACAAAAGTTTTAACAATGTTTGAAAAAGAATATCCAGTAATGAAACCACCAACGACGCCCAAATCTACAAGCGGTGGGTGTTTAACCTGTTGTAAGGAGGATGAAGTTGATACAAAAGACATAAATTTGCAATTAGCTCGACCAGAAATTATGAAATTATCTCCAATTAAATTATATGATAGTGGTTTAGAACTATCAAAAAATAAATTTAATCCGCCTCGCATAATACGACCAAAAAATGTAAATGAAACACCACCACCACCAGCCCCAGCCACGACACCGGTTCCGTTTGCTGCTTCTGCGTCTCTATTTGATGAAATGGATGAAAACGAAGAACAACCAAGCGTAGCTGATAGAGTTGCTAATTTACAACAACAGTGTGATGAAATGGATGAAAACGAAGAACAACCAAGCGTAGCTGATAGAGTTGCTAATTTACAACAACAGTTTGGCGATTCTTCGGTTTAATTTAATTAAATAGCAGACAAGTACAAGTAATAATATATTAAAAAAACTAAATACTATTATATAAGGATAAGTCCTTTTTTTTATTGGTTTTATAACCCGATCTTGTAGTGCGTCATTTTTGAAAACCATATCTATCGCTTGATTAGTAAGATCGCTCATAATATGGATAACTTTATTACAATTAAGAGAACAAAAAAAAATATTAAAAATATCTTCGTTGGTAATGTCGAAGCGGTAAATGCATTGCAAACTGCAATCACTAATAAAAAAACTGTAAACTTGTATGGCCAATCCGGAACCGGGAAAACATTTCTTATTGATATACTGTTAAAACACAAATATGTAGAAATAACACCTGAATTATTAAGAAGTAAAAATGTAACCTTGGATTTTTTAAATAAATTAAATTATTCATCATCATCCAATGTTGTTATAGATGATTTAGATTATGATTTAGTCGGAACCAAAGAAATCATAAAACTAATTGAAAACGGTACTCGAATTACAAACAAATGTTTTATTATTGTTTCACGATTTTATAAACCCATAAATAATTGTGAAGAAATCGAATTGAAAAAACTGAGTATAAATCAATTAGTAAATTTAGGACGTTCTCGATTTTCTACTAAACATTTTCATCTTCCATTTATGGTAAATGCTGCAAAAAAATCAAGAGGAAATATTCGTGATT